CGCGGGGCCAGCCCTTCAGCGCGGACTGGTTTTTCGAGCATCCGGAAGACAAGGCGGCCACCGACGAACCCGCCGCCGCCGAGGCGAACCTGTGACCCCGGCGCGCGCCCTGAAAGAATTTGAAGCTCCGGCGGTGTCCGTCACACGCGCCGCCGTCGAGGCCGGGCCCGGAGGTGTGCGCGCCAGCTCACCTTCGGGTCTGTGCCCGCGCGCAGGGGGTGCGGCATGACGCCGGCCCCGATCGATGAGGCGATGACGCCCGACATCCTGCTGCAAATCGCGAGGAACAATGCCGCCACGCGGTTGATCCTCGACGGCGTTTCAGGCGCTGCGCCGTTCCAGGGCGTCGACGCGGCGGGCGAGGTCGCGGATCATGTCGACCATGCGCGTCTGGGTCGTGCTGATCGCAAGGACCTCCCGGAGGAACAAGGTGCTGACCGCGGCCGGGCCCTCGGCATAGGCGGCCCGGATGCGGGCCTCAATCTCTTCGTTCATGATGTTGCAGCTCCTGAAGGTGGTGGTGAGAGCCCGCCATCGGGAGGCGAGTCCGCGCCGGTGTCGAGCCCGGTGCGGACGGACCTCGCCTGGCAGATGGCGGCGTTTCAGAACGGCCCGCGCCGGTCACGCCTGGTGATCGTCGAACGCCGCGTGCTCAATCGCCGCCAGGCGCTTGTCGAGAAGATCGCGGAGGCGGGCCGCTATCTCGTCGGGGGCCGTGTCAAGGTTGAGTTTAGCTTCCATGAGGAGCCTGAAGGCCTCGAAGGCCTTGCGGTCGGTCATGGTGGCCGTGCGGCGGATCGCGAGCACGGCGGTGGCGTGGACCAGGGCGTCCAGCACCAGCAGACCGTTCATGACCAGCGTCAGGCCCCCGGCCTCGTCCGGCGAATGGTCGTGATCCTGCAGCAGCTTTTCAAACATGGCCGGGCTCCGGTGGAAAACCCGCTATCGGGCGGTGAGTCCGGCGCGGCGTCGAGTCCCGGCTCGGCCGACGGGCTGCGCCCTCTGTTGGCCGGGATGACGGATTCTGCGGAATGATGCGCACGCACTCCCCCCGCTTCACCCCCAAGGACGCCGCCGCCTGGCGCCGGCTGATCCGCTGTGCGCGGCAGGCGGCGCGGAATCCGAAGCGGTTCGCCGGGGCGCTGGGCGAGGCGGCGACGGCGTGCCGCCGCGCGGTGCCGCCGCCGGGCATGGCCATTCGCGACAGTGTGTTCCTGAAGCTGCACCTGGCCGGGCTGAACGTCTGGTCGGCGGCGATGTCCGCCGGTCCCGGCGCGGCCTCCGGGCCTGGCGGCCCTGCGTTGGCCGGGATGACGGATTCGATGGCGGCCGAGCTGGAGCGGCTGGCCGATGCGTGCGCGGCGGTGCTGGACCTGAAGATGGCGCCGCCCGCGCCGTCGCGGCAGATGACGGGGGACTGAGGCATGGCGGAGGTGATCACCGAGGCCGAGGTGCCGCAGGCGGCGATCGTGGCCGCGATCGTGGCGGTGGCGGGCGTCTATGGCGACCGGCCGGAGACGGCGCTGGCGGCGACCAGCAGCAAGTATCGCCGGTCAAAGTCGGCGGTGGGCGGGGCGCTGTGGCAGCTGGGCTTCGGGTCCGCCGAGATCGGCGCGCGGGTGGGGCTGGCGGTGACCGGCCCGCCCGCCGTGGCGCGCGATGAGCGGCGGCAGATCATGGCGGCGGTGGCCGCGGCGCTGGACGTGCTGGAGGCCGCCGGCGTGACGCGCCGGGCGCGGGCCCGCACCTCGAACGAGCGGCCGCTGGGGTTCGACCTGGCGAGCGATCCGCAGGGGGACTGTGCGCGGCATCTGAAGGCGGTGCGCAAGGCGCTGGGCGGGATGACGTTTCCGGTGCTGGCGATATGACAGCGCCCACCCCCTTCTGGACGCCGGAATTCCTCGCCTTTGTGATGCCGCTGGTTCCCGAGCAGGTGCTGGTGGGCAGCGGCCAGACGCGGGACGCCGTCATGCCCGCCAGCCGTCGCGAATGGCAGTGGATCCAGCTGGCCCAACGGCTGGCGTGGACTCTGGGGCCGGAGCGGGCGGTGGCGCGGCTGAATGAGCTGTGGACGGGGGGGCTTCGCGCATGAAGCCCACCGGAGCCGCGGCCGTGATGGCCGCTCACGCGCCTGCGACCGTCGAGGGCGACAGCGCGCGGCAGGCGCTGCATCGCAAGCTGGAGTATTTCCCGACGCCGCCGTGGGCTGCGCGGGCGGGGGCGGAGGTGATCCTAGGCCTTGATCCGGGCAGCTGGTGGGCCTGGGAGCCCGCCTGCGGCGAGGGGCATATGGCGCATGGGCTGGCCGAGTATTTCGAGACCGTTCATGCGACCGACATTCACGATCACGGTTCGCGCCATCAGCACGGCGCGCCGCTGGACTTCCTGTCGGCGGAGGCGGATGCGTTCGATCAGGCGGACTGGATTATCACCAATCCGCCGTTCGGGCAGGCGGCGGAGTTTGTGCGCGCAGGCCTGAAGCGGGCGCGGCGGGGCGTGGCGATCCTGGCGCGGACGGCGCTGATGGAGAGCGCGAAGCGGTATCCGTTGTTCTTTGGCGAGACGCCGCTGACCGCCATGGCGCCGTTCATGGAGCGGGTGCCGATGACGCTGGGCCGCTGGGACCCGAAGGCCTCGACGGCGACGGCCTATGCCTGGTTTATCTGGATGAAGCCGGGGATCACGCCGGGCGACCGGGCCCGCTGGACGACCGACCACGCGATGATCTGGCCGATCCCGCCGGGGACGCGGGCGCGGCTGACGCGGCCGGGGGATGCTCGGGCGTTCGGGGCGAAGGCGGATGCGGGTGGGTTGTTCTGATGGGTGATTCGCGCCCCACGACCGAGGACTGGGCGGCGACGTTTGCCGATGCGCGGCGGGCTGACCTAGCGGCGGTGGCGGGGGTGACGCTGTACCGGTCGGGGCGGCGGATGCGGGGCGAGTGCCCGATCTGTGGCGCCTCGAAGGGCAAGAAGGCGGCGGGCGCGTTTTCGGCGGATGTAGAGGCCGGGGTGTGGACCTGCTGGGGCTGTGGCGAGCATGGCGACGTCGTGGCGCTGGAGCAGGCGCTGCGGGGCGGGTCGGCGCGGGAGGCGGCGGTCAGGCTGGCGGGGATGCCGCGGGTGTCGGCCCCGGCTCGGCCGGCGGGCCTGCGGCCCTCTGTTGGCCGGGGTGACGGACTCGATGGAACGCGCCCGGCGGGCGCGTGGTCGGCCGGCGAGAAGCTGGCGCGGGAGATATGGTCGGGGTGTTCGTCGCAGCGGTTTGTGGACAGCCCGGGGGCCGCCTATCTGCGGGCGCGGGGGATCACCTCGCTGGCGGTGCTGGGCGCGATCGGCGACCGGCTGCGGTTTCATCCGGCGGCCAAGTGGTCGTGGGATGGGGATCGGGGCGACTGGATCCGCGCGCCGGCCATCGTGGGGCGCGTGGTGACGCCGTCGGGCGCGACCGGCGGGGTTCATGTGACCTATCTGCGGGCGGACCTGAGCGCCAAGGCGGCGCTGGACCCGGCCAAGCGGATGTGGGGCCCGCAGCGGGACGCCGAGGGCCGCGCCGGGGCGGTGTGGCTGACATCGCCCACGGCGCCCGGGCCACTGGTGGTGGGCGAGGGGATCGAGAGCACGCTGTCGGCGATGATGCTGCTGGGCGTGGCGTGTCGCGGGGTGGCGACGCTGAGCCTGGGGGCGCTGCAGGGCGGCTGGCTGCTGGACCGGTTCGGCCGGCTGGACCCGGAGATGGTGAGCGCGGATCCGGAGCGGCCGGCCTTCACCTGGCCGGATCAGGACCAGGTGATGGTGGCGGTCGACCGCGACATGAAGCCGATCAAGGTGAAGGTGCGCAGGCTGGGCGGCGGCACGGCCGAGCGCCGGCTGGAGGCCGAGGACCGGGCGCGCATCTGCGCCGGGCTGGCGGTGCAGGCCTGGCAGGCGGCGGGGTCGGTGCGGATAAGCGCCATCGCGCCGGCGGCGGGGCGGGATTTCAATGATGAACTCGTCGCGAGCGGATCGGGCCTGCCGCAGGCGGGCCGGCCGAGCGACCAACAAGAATCAGCCGGGGAGTGTGCGTAATGGCCGATGTGGAAAGCGGATATGCCTATGGGGCGACACCCTCGCCGGAGGAGCTGGCGCGGTTTGACCGGAACGATTTCGGCAATGCGCTGCGGCTGATCCGGCTGATCGGCGGGCGGGTGGATCTGGACAACGGGGTCGAGCTGGAGGCGGCGGAGCTGCTGTATCTGCGCGAGATCGGCTGGATCGGCTGGAACGGGCGTCACTGGGACCTGAAGATGGGCCAGCGGCTGGCCGAGAAGACCGCCCACCGGGTGGCGCAGGGGCTGAACCGGCAGGCGGCGGTGTGGACCTCTGAGGGGGTTTCGACCAAGGACGCCTACGGCTTTGCGCGGATGAGCGGCAACGCCGGTTCGGTGGCGGCCATGCTGCGGGTGGCGGAAAGCTATCTGCAGGTGGAGCTGGACGACTTCGACGCCGACCCGCTGGCGCTGAGCGTGCGCAACGGGACGCTGCGATTCCGGCGCGAGAGCGGCGAGGGGCTGCGGGTGGAGTTCCGGGCGCATGATCCGCGCGACCGGATCACCCGGATGGCCCAGGTGACCTATGACGCCGCGGCGACGTGCCCGCTCTGGGACGCGACCGTGGCCTTCTGGCAGCCGGACCCGCTGATGGCCGGGTATCTGCAGCGGCTGGCGGGGTATGGCTTCACCGGCTTCACCCATGAGCAGGTGTTCATCATCTTCCAGGGCAAGGGGCGCGACGGCAAGTCGACCTATATGAACGTGCTGCGCGAGATCGCCGGGGACTATGGCGAGGTCGCGGGCGTGCAGACCTTCCTCGATGCGGGGCCGCGATCCGGGGCGGACGCCAGCCCCGATCTGGCGCGGCTGGCCGGGGATTGCCGGTTCCTGAGCGTGGCGGAGCCGCCGCGCGGGGCCAAGCTGAACGAGGCGATGATCAAGAGCTTCACCGGCGGCGCGCCGATCACGGCCCGGCGGCTGCGGCAGGACATCTTCACCTTCACCCCCAGACCGAAGGTGGTGATGGAGGCCAACTCGCGGCCGGTGATTCGCGGCGACGATGAGGGCATCTGGCGGCGCATCCGGCTGGTGCTGTGGGAACATCAGCTGAAGGCCGAGGACGCGGACAAGACCCTGCCGGCCAAGCTGAAGGCCGAGGCGTCGGGGATCCTGAACTGGGTGATTGCGGGCGTCGGCGACTGGTTGGCGCAGGGGCTGGCCGAGCCGCCCCGGGTGGCGGCGGCGATGGATGACTATCGCAAGGGCGCCTCGCCGTTCGGTGAGTGGTTCAGCGAGTGCGTCGAGGTGGCAGCCGATGTGAAGACGCCGGCGGCGCAGTTCTACACCTCCTGGAAGGACTGGGCCGAGGCGCAGGGAATCGAAAAGCCGATGAGCCAGCGGGCCTTTGGCGACGCCCTGGCGGACCGCCAGATCATCCGCTGTGGCAAGGACCCGCGCGGCAATGTGCTGCGGATGGGGGCGCGCCTGCGGCCCCGCGACACGCCGCTGCAGGCGGCTGGCGTCGGCGACACCGAGGGGTCGGGGCCTGTGGCGGAGGACGCGACCGTGTTCGATCCCGACAGCTATGACTTCGGGGACGGACAATGAACGGACAGTCCGGACATTCGCGGGGTGGAAACAGAGCGCGCGGGCGCGGCGACGGACATTTCGAATGTCTGTTGCGGGCGGAATGTCCGGCGCGCAACGGGTTGAATTTGCTGAGTTTACGGACAGTCCGGACAGTTCGGACAGTGATTCCGCATAGGGGCTGAACGCGCATCATGCGCGGACCTGATGCGCGGGGCGTGATTGTCCGGGGCGTGCGGGGCGGGGGTGTCTTTGGGTGAGGTGTCGGTCATGGCGTTTGATGGGGTGGGTGTTTTGAAAAACAAAGGCGAGAGCAACATTCAGAAGAAGGGCCACACCCTGACCGCGCGCCAGCAGGCGGTGGCGGCGATGCAGGTGCGGCTGGCGCGGATGGAGCTGGAGCGGGCCGAGATGGTCGAGCGCCAGCGGCATCTGTCCCAGGTGGAGGCGCGGGAGGCCGGGCGCGGCGAGGAGGTCGAGCGGGCGGCGACGGGGCCGCTGCGCCTGATCAGCCGCGACGGGCTGGTCTGGGCGGTGCGCAAGGGCGTGCTGGGCGCTCGGCACTATGAGGCGGGCCTGCAGTTCCGGGGCGACTATGAGCTGGCCAACGGGACGGGCGTGAAGTCGTGCCTGGCGGGCGAGGGCGCGGTGATGGGCGGCTTCGGCCCCAAGGCCGGGCCCAGTCAGGCGATGATCATGGCGCGCGGCAAGATCGAGGCGGCGCTGGCGGGGCTGGGCACGCCCATGCTCCAGCCCTATGTGCGCTGGGTGGCGGGCGAAGGCGAGATGCTGTCGGGCGCCCGGTTCGTGGCGGATGCGCGGCGGGTGTCGGAGGTGGTGCTGCCCTGCCGGATCGCCTTCGACATGCTGGCCCGGCACTATGGGATGATCCGCTGAAAAAGGGGGGCTTGACGATCCCCGGGAAATCAGCGCACCAATCACGACACTGCAGAACTGCGACTACCAGAAAGCCCGCCCGGAGACCCCGGCGCGGGCTTTGTGTTGGGGGGTGGGGCATGGGGCGACTGAAAGCGCTCCCGGCCCGGCTCGGTGGACTGGCGCCCCGTATCGTGCGACCGGTCGATGTGCATGGCCACAGCCCGGTGCTGGAGCCCTGGCGCGGCTGGTACAAACTGGCCGCCTGGGAGACGCTGCGCCGCGCGGCCTTCAAGCGGGATCGCTACACCTGCCAGATGTGTCGCTGCGCGACGCCGCGCCCGATAGCTGACCACAGGATTCCACACCGCGGCGACCATGCGCGGTTCTTCGATCTCGAAAACCTCCAGACCCTTTGCAAGCCCTGCCACGACGGCCCCAAGCAAGCCGCCGAGCGCCGCACCCAGGGGGGTGGCTAAAACCTTAGCCGCGCGCCTCGAAAGGACCGGCTATGGAACAACGCGGAGATTTTATTTCCGATGGGTGATGAGATTCCGGAAGGGGTCGATCTGTTCGGGGATGCCTGGACGCCGCCTCGGGACCCGCGGGGGCGCAAGCGGCATCGGCGGCAGGCGCAAGTGGCGGAAAAGGTTGCGGTTTTGCGGGGCGTGGGGAACACGGTCGAGCAGATCGCCCGGCGCATCGGCCTCTCCGAGCCGACGCTGCGCAAGTATTATTTGCGGGAGCTGGAGCAGGGGTCCGACCTGGCCATGGCGGTGCTGGATGAGGTCATCTGGCAGCGGGCGATGGCGGGCAGCGTCTCGGCGGCCCGGCTGATGAAGGAGGCCCTGACCAAGGGCGGGGCGGCGACGCCGATCGCCAGGGTCCGGGCCAAGGCGGCGGCGCCGCTGGGCAAGAAGGCCGAGGCCAACCTGGCCGCCCAGACGGCGCACGAGGACTCCGAGTGGGCGAACCTGCTGCCGAACTGATCTGGAACTTTGGCTGCCCGGACTGGATCGAGCGGCTGAAGGCCGGGCGGTCGCTGGTCCCGGACCTGCCGATCAACGAGGCCGAGGGCGCGCGCGCGGTCGGCCTGTTCAACAAGCTGCGGCTTCCCGACGTGGTGGGACAGCCCACCATGGGCGAGGCGGCGGGCGACTGGTTCCGCGACATCGTGCGCACGGCCTTCGGATCTCTGGATCCGGCGACGGGCCGGCGCCGGGTGGCCGAGGTGTTCGCCCTGGTCCCGAAGAAGAATTCGAAGACGACCGGCGGCGCCGGGATCATGATCACCGCCCTGCTGATGAACCAGCGCCCGAATGCGGAGCTGCTGTTCGTCGGGCCGACGCAGGAGATCGCCAATCTCGCCTTCGACCAGGCGTCGGGCATGATCGAGGCCGATGACGCCGGGTTCCTGCAGAAGCGGTTCCAGGTGCGGGACCACGTCAAGGAGATCGTCGACCGCCGTACTGGCGCGACGCTGAAGATCAAGACCTTCGACATGAAGGTGATGACCGGCGCCAAGCCGGTGATCGTGCTGGTGGATGAACTCCACATCATGTCGAGCTACAGCTACGCCAGCCGGGTCATCGGCCAGATCCGCGGCGGCCTGCTGGCCAACCCTGAAAGCCTGCTGATCTTCATCACCACGCAGTCGGACCAGCCGCCCTCGGGCGTGTTCAAGGCCGAGCTGCAGCGGGCGCGGTCGATCCGCGACGGCAAGATCACCGACAGCGCGATGCTGCCGATCCTCTACGAATTTCCCGAGGCGATGCAAACCGCCGCCGGCAAGCCCTGGCTCGACCCGGCCACCTGGCCGATGGTGCTGCCAAACCTCGGCCTGTCGATCTCGATCGAGCGCCTGCAGGAGGACTTCAAGACCGCGCAGGATCTGGGCGAGGAGGAGGTGCGCCGCTGGGCGTCCCAGCACCTCAACGTCGAGATCGGCATGGGCCTGCACGCCGAGCGGTGGCGCGGGGCGGACTTCTGGCTGGAGGCCACCGACGAAACCCTGACCCTTCAAACGCTGAAGGCCCGCTGCGACACGGTCGTGGTCGGCATTGACGGCGGGGGGCTGGACGACCTGCTCGGGCTGGCCGTCATGGGCCGCGACCGTGACACCCGCAACTGGCTGAGCTGGTCGCGGGCTTGGGCGCATCCTGTAGTGTTCGACCGCCGCAAGGACATCGTCGAACGCCTGCGCGACTTCATGGCCGACGGCGACCTGGTGCTCTGCGACCATCCTACGCAGGACCTCACCGACGTCGCCGACATCATCGCCGACCTCAACGCCGCCGGCCTGCTGCCCCGCAAGGCGGCGATCGGCCTCGACCCCGCCGGGGTGGCGGCCCTGATCGACGAACTGAGCGAGCGCGGGATCACCGACGACCAGCTGGTGGCCGTGCCCCAGGGCTACCGCCTCTCCAGCGCGGTCTGGGGCGGCGAGCGCAAGCTGGCCGACGGCACCTGGCGCCACGCGGACCAGCCGCTCATGGCCTGGTGCGTCGGCAACGCCAAGGCCGAGCAGCGCGGCAACGCCGTGCTGATCACCAAGGAAACGGCCGGCAAGGCCAAGATCGACCCGCTGATGGCCGCTTTCGACGCCGTCGCCCTGATGTCCCGGAACCCGGAAACGGCGCCCGAACCGGAGGTGATCCTGCTTTGAGACGTCCGCCGCCCGCTCACGATTTCACCGACGGCTTCGCGCCCCAGGCGGCTGGTCCGACCTCGCTGCCGAACATCGTGCGCGGGACGTCGATGTTCGACGACCTGGTCGGCTACAACAACGGCCTTCAGCTGCCCACCGAGAAGTCGGCCCTGATGGTTTCGGCCATCTACGCCTGCGTGAACCTGATCGCCGGCGCCATCGCCACCCTGCCCATCAATGTCTTCGACCGCGCCGACGACGGCGAGCTGACCCCGCGTCCGGCCGACGACATGTGGTGGATGCTCAACGAGCAGATGACCCCGCGCTGGTCGGCGCCCGCCGGCTGGGAGTTTCTGGTCCAGTCGCTGCTGCTGCCGGGCGACGGCTTCGCCCGCATCTTGCGCAACCCGGCCGGGACGATGGTCGGTCTGGAGCCGCTGCACCCCAGCCGCGTCACCGTTGTCACCGACGGCGTGCGCCTGATCTATTCGGTCGAGCCGGACCCCAGCGTGCTGGGCGCCTTCCGGGGCGAGCGGATCACCCTCGACCAGGACGACGTGCTGCACATTCCCGGCTTCGGGTTCGACGGCCTGCGCAGCCTCTCGCCGCTGCGGGGCGCCCTGCGCATGACAGGCGCGGTCGCCCTGTCCGCCCAGGACTACTCGGCCCGGTTCTTCGCCAATTCCGCCCGCCCGGACTTCGCCCTGCAGACCGACCAGGTGCTGGCGCCGGAGACCGTCGAGCGCCTGCGCGACCAGATCAACGAGCGCCACCAGGGCACGGCCCAGGCGCACCGGCCCATGTTGCTGACGTCGGGGATCAAGGTTCAAACCATCAGCCTGCCGGCCGAGGACATGCAACTGATCGAGACCCGCCGGTTCCAGATTGAGGAGATCGCGCGGATCTACGGCGTGCCACCGTTCATGATCGGCCACAACGAGAAGACCACCAGCTGGGGCTCCGGCGTCGAGGCCATGGGTATCGGCTTCGTGCGTTACTGTCTTCGCCGCCATCTCAACAAGATTACGCATGAACTGAACCGCAAGTTGTTCAGAACTGCGCGCCGCGTTGTTCAATTCGACACGTCCGATCTGGAACGGGCCGATTTCAAGTCGCTGATCGAGGGCTTCCGCGCCGCCATCGGCCGTGCCGGCGAGCCCGGTTTCATCACCGCCGAGGAAGCGCGCGAGCGCCTCGGCCTGCCGCGCCAGCCGCGCTACGGCGCGCTGAACCCCGGCCTAGTTACGACAGGAGCGACCGATGCGGTCCAATCTGCTTAACCTCTACCGGGCCAACGCCCGGCGCGGCCAGTTCCGCGCCGAGGGCCAAACCCTGATCCTCTATGACGTGATCGTCGCCAGCGACGCCGACGCCGAGTGGTTCGGCGGCGTCTCTGCCGAGAGCTTCACCAAGGCTCTGCGCGGCATGTCGGGCCCTGTGGCCCTGCGCATCAATTCCCCCGGCGGCGACGTGTTCGCCGGCCGCGCCATGGCCCAGGCGATCCGCGAATATCCCGGCGAGGTCACCGCCCACATTGACGGCGTCGCCGCCTCGGCCGCCTCGCTGCTGGCCGTGATCGCCGCGAAGACCATCATGGCGCCGGGCTCGATGCTGATGATCCACAACGCCTGGACCATCGCCATGGGCAACGCCGCCGACTTCACCGCCACGGCGGGCCTGCTGGAAAAGATCGACGGCACCCTGGCCGATGACTACGCCGCCAAGTCCGGCAAGCCTGCCGCTGACTGGCGTCCGCTGATGGACGCCGAGACCTGGTTCACCGCCGCCGAGGCCGTCGACATCGGTCTGGCCGATGAAGTCGCAGCCGATCCGCGCGCCGCCGCTGCAGAGCCTAAAGCCCAGGCGCGCTGGGACCTCAGCGCCTATGACCGCGCGCCGACGTCTGACACCGTCGACCGGAACGGTCTGACCGACGCCGAGCTGACCCGCATCCGGGCCTGGCTCAACGATCCCGCCACGGACCCAGCCGATCCGCCCGCCGGGGCGGTCCAGGCCGATTCCATCGACCAGCGCCGCCGCCTTCTCGAGGCCCGGCTGCTGCACACCCCTGCCTAGGCGCCCGCGCCCGCAGATCCCCGGGGCGGCATGGCGCCGTCCCTTTTCTTGAAAAGGACACCCCGATGCTCAGCATCCAGGCGCTCCGCGAACAGCGCGGCGCAAAAGCGAAATCCCTGCACGAGCTGGTCGGCAAGCCCGTCTGGGACGCGGCGATTGATCAGCCGATCTATGACGCCACCCTGGCCGAGATCGACAGCCTCGACGCCTCGATCGGCCGGATCAACGAGGCCAACAAGCGCATCGCCGAGCAGGCCGTGACCGAGGGCGTGATCATTGCCGGCGAACGCCTGGCCCAGGATGGGCGTTCCGAGGGGGCGCGGATCTTCTCCAAGTGGCTGAAAGGCGGCAACGACGCCCTGTCGGCGGAGGATCGCATGATCATCCGCAACACCATGTCGACCACGACCACGACGGAAGGTGGTTTCACCGTCCAGAAGGACGTGGCCAAGACCGTGGCCGACGCCCTGAAGGCCTACGGCGGGATGCGCGCTTCCGGCGCCACCATTATCAACACCGAGCAGGGTAACCCCTTTGATTTCCCGAACTCGGACGGCACCTCTGAGGTCGGCGAGCAGCTGGCGGAAAACGCGTCCTCTACCAACGCCGACCCGGTGTTTGGCGCCACGACCCTGGCCACCTACAAGTTCTCGTCCAAGGATGTCCCGGTCCCCATCGAACTTCTGATGGATAGCGCCATCGACATTGAGGCCTTCATCACCGCGCGCCTGGTCGCCCGCCTCGGCCGGATCACCAACCTGCGGTTCACGACCGGCACCGGCTCCAACCAGCCGCAGGGCATCGTCACCGCCGCCACGGCGGGCAAGACCGGCACGACCGGCCAGACGCTGACCGTGATCTATGACGACCTGGTAGACCTGCAGCACAGCGTCGACCCGGCCTATCGCAATGATCACAGCCTGCAGTCCGGCGGTATCAGCCAGTACAATTCTCCGGCTGGCTTCATGATGAACGACCTGACGCTGCGCGCCATCCGCAAGCTGAAGGATGGCCAGAGCCGTCCGATCTTCGTGCCGGGCTATGAGCTGGGCGTCCCCGGCGGCATGCCCGACACCCTGCTGGGCTCGCCGATCTTCATCAACCAGGACATGCCGGTGATGGCGGCCAACGCCAAGTCGATCCTGTTCGGCAACTTCGGGCCCTACATCATCCGCGATGTGCTCGACATGGTCATGTACCGCATGACCGACAGCGCCTACGCCAAGAAGGGTCAGGTCGGCTTCCTGATGCTGATGCGCTGCGGCGGCGCCTTCACCGACGTCGGCGGGGCCGTGAAGGCCTACGTCAACTCGGCCACCTGAGCCTTTCGCTCTACGGGCCCCCGGCGTTCGCGCCGGGGGCTTTCGCGCCCGGCTGCTGCGGCGGCCCGGCCCGCAAGCCCTGCCCCCTTCCCAACCTGAAAAGCGAGATCCCATGAAAGTCAGAGTCCTGTTCGCCTTCGACCCCGCCCTGACCTGCGGCCTGGTCTATGACCTCCACGATGGCGAGGCCCGTATTGGCGTCGGCGACGTCGAGGCTGTCGACAAGAAGACCGAGGCCCTGCCGGATCCGCGCGTTGTGGCCGCGCCCGACGCCCCGGCCGCAGAAGAGTCCGCCGCCTGATGTGGCAGCGCCTGACCTGCACCGTGCCCGGCGCTGCGGCGCTGGATCTGGCGACGGTCAGGGCGCATCTGCGTCTGGACGACACCAGCCAGGACCCGGTGCTGACCGCCCTGATGGGGGCGGCCCAGCGCATGGTCGAGGGCCCGGGCGGCTGCGGCCTGGCGCTGAAGCCTTCCACCTGGGTGCTCAGCCTCGACGCCTTCGCCGACCAGATCGACCTCGAGCTGGGGCCGGTGGCCAGCGTCACCGGCATCACCTATGTCGACATCGCCGGCGCCACCCAGACCCTCGCCGGGACCGAGTACCTGGTGGACCTGACCTCGCGGCCCGCCCGGATCGTCACAGCGTTCGGCAAGAGCTGGCCCGCCATCCGCGAACAACCGGGCGCGGTGCGCATCACCTTCACTGCCGGCGCGGCCACGGTCCCCGAAGACCTGGTGCTGGCCATGACCCTGATGGTCGCGCACTGGTTCGAAAACCGCGAGGCGGTCACCGAGGCCGGCCTTGCTCCGCTTCCGCTCGGCGTCGAGGCCCTGCTGGGGCCGCACCGCCGCCACGCGATCTGACTTTTTTCGGGCGCTCGGCCCCCCGCTTTCGCGGGGGCAGGCTTCCCGATCCGCTCGCGCCTGAAACACACCCACACACCCCCTCTGAACACAGGAGCCACCCATGGCTGATTTTACCATTGTTGCCGCCAACGTCGTGCCGGGTACGGGCGCTATTCTCAACATGGGCTTTGCCGGCGAGGCGCTTACACCCGCTCAGCCGGTGGCGCTGGACCCGACGACC